TGCGATGAAACGTGTGAAAAGTGACAACTCCTGACAGAAGCAAAATCTTCGGCGATGAAATCGAGGCCTGCAAAAACGACTTCGAATACTTCGCCTCCAAATATCTGAAAATCATTGACCGTAACTCTCAGCTCGTGTCGTTTCAGATGAAGCCGGCACAGCGAACTCTGCTTCAGGAGCTGGAAACCAACCCGTGGCAGATGGTGCTGAAGGCCAGACAGATGGGCTCTTCAACTGTCATCAGCGCCTATTTCTTTTGGAAGACGCTATTCACACCCAACGAGAGAACGCTGGTGGTGGCCCACACTCACGATGCGGTCAGGAACATCTATCGCATCTACAAAAACTTCTACGACTACCTGCCCAAGTTCCTACAGTTCAGCACCAAAACATCTTCTGCCAACGAGATAGTCTTCTTCCACGGTGGCACCATTCGGGTGGCTTCGGCTACCTCTCAGAACTACCGCGGCGCCACCTACAACAACCTGCACTGCTCTGAGACGGCATTCTGGAAGGACATCGGTCAGACAGTCGCTGGTCTCTTCCAGACGGCGACAGGCAACTCGAGCATCATCATTGAGACAACCGCCAACGGTCTCAACTCATTCCACTCCCTGTGGCAGGACGCCTCCAACGGTTTCGGTAAGACATTCGTCTCCTGGACGATGGAGCCCGACTACTACCTCGATGAGATGGATGTGGAACCGACATCACAACTGCTGGAATACGGTCGCGAGTGGGGACTGACAGACAAGCAGTTGTGGTGGGCAGCTCAAACGCTGGCCGTTCGTTGTACCGGTTCGTGGCCCATCTTCCTACAAGAATACGCCATCGATCCGCTCACCTGTTTTGTTTCTTCAGGAGACAGATTTTTCGATGAAGTCTTTCCACACGTGCAGTTTGAAGAGGGCTACAGAGAATACGAAACACCATCTCGTCACCACGCTTATGTGCTTGGCGCTGACGTGGCCTCAGGCTCCGTCAATGGTGACTATTCTGCTTTTGCGATTCTGGATGTGACCGGCTCCACCAGAAAGATTGTGGCCACATTCGTCGGCAGAGAGAGCCCGCTGGAGTTCGCCCGCAGAGTGTATGACGAATGCGTAAAGTGGGACTGCACTGCGGTCATCGAATCGAATAGCTACGGCCTGTCGGTGCTGGAATACCTGAGACATCAAGAGTGGGGCAAAGTCTATACACAAGAAAAGTTTGACGATGTCAATAAAGTCTGGACATCTAAGCTCGGCTTTTCCACCAACTCACGGACGAGACCGGTCCTGCTCAGCACCATTCAACAGCACATCAACGGTCACATCCTCAAACCCACAGACGAGCGCCTCAGGTTTCAGATGAACACCTTCGTCTATGACGACAAGGGACGACCCGACCACGCTCGAGGATGCCACGACGACTTGGTGTTCGCAGTCGCCCTGGCGTTACAAGGCATTGATCAGGCCATCATCGAGACGCAGATGGCCAGAAAACAACCGCCATCCAACTTGAGAGAAGTCCTGGACCTGGAGAGGAAGACCGGTAAGTCAGTGGCTGAGCTGACAGACCTCGGATACTTCGAAGGCGGGAAAGAAGAACAACTTTTTACAACTGTGGCTTACGAGTAGTCCAGTAGATAATAGAGGTCGCCGCTCTTTTTCGGGCGTTTTCAATCGTCCTATGGACGTAAAGGTGATAAATGAGTTTTCTAAGCTCTGATGCGATGGCTAGTCTAGCTAGTCGTCTTGAGGCAGGCGAAGTTCAAGAGCCTGCCAATGTCGTTCCCCAGACCCAGCCGGAGCCGAGCGCCCCGGTCGAAGTCAAGACGGATGAAAATCAAGTCCCGGACACATCCACCGAGGACAAGAACGACGAGGGTCACAACATCCCCTACAAGCGTTTCAAAAGCGTTGTTGAGACAAAGAATGAGCTCAAGTCGAAAAACAACGAACTGTCTCGCCAGCTAGAGGAGCTGAAGGCCCAACTGGAAGCAAAGTCCGCAGCACCCCAGAAAGCGGTGGTACCTGAGGACGATGACCTCGAGGAGTTGTTCAGGCAACTGGACGAACCGGATGACGACCGTTACAAGTCCCTCGAATCGCGTCTCAGAAGTTTCGAAGAGAAACAGGCACAGGCCGAGCTCGAAGCAGAGCTCGCATCAGTGTCCAAGCAGTACCCATCCGTTCCTGAGGCCGTTCTGCTGCAGGCCGTCGTAAATGACCCAACTGTTGATATGCGCGTCGTGGCAATGCAATACGATTCGTGGATTTCAGAGATTCAACAGGCGGCAATCGCTGAGCACTTGAAGGGCACAGTCCCTGCCAAGCCCGCAGCACCCAGACGACCCACAGCAAGCGGAGGCAACGGTCCGACGCCGACAGCACAACCCAAAACGATGCGTGACGCAAGGGCGGCCGCATTAGAGTATTGGAAGTCACTGCAAGGGCGGTGATTTCAAAACACCTAACGTTCATAAGGAGAACACAAAATGTCTGCATCTATCGCTTCACTTACCGCGATTCTGAAGGAGTTCTACCTCGGACCCATCGCGGAGCAGCTCAACCAGGAGATCCTGGTCTATGAGCTCTTTGACAAGGCTTCTGTTGATTGGAGCGGCCGTCGCGTCGTCATTCCGGTCCACGTGGCTCGTAACACTGGCGTCGCCTTCGTGGCTGACGACGGCACCCTGCCGACGGCTGGCCAGCAGGACTTCGAGCGTCTCGAGATTGACGCCAAGTTCCTCTACGGTCGCTTCGCCATCACCGGTCCGGCCATCGCTTCTGCGAAGAGCGGTCCCAACGCCTTCATCTCCTACGTCGATGCTGAGATGAACAAGCTCGTTGAGGATGTCAAGACTGCAGCCAACCAGCGCGCCATCTTCGGTGGTCGCGTCCTCGGCTACATCATGGACACCATCGCGGCTAACGTCAATCACGCCTACAGCGGTCGCCAGGCTTCGGCCGGTCTTCAGCTCGGTAACGCCACTGACCTCGTCGATGTGGTTCGTCTTGACACCTACGCCACCGTGGCAGCCAACCAACAGGTCAATGCCATCACTGAGACCCAAATCACCTTCAACGGCGCTGTGGCGACCAACGGTGGTGGCGCGGTCTTCGCGGTCGTGGCGACTACGGCCTCCACCATCGTCGGTGGTGTCGCTGGTGGCTGGAACCTCGAGCCGGCTGGCATCACGACCAACCTCGCTTCGCCGGTCCACTTCGGCGTTGACCGCACCTCGGCCACCGGTGCTCCGGCCCTGCAGTCGACCCACAACTCGCTGGGCAACGGCTACCAGGCTCTGACCCTCGACGCCATTCAGGGTGTTCTGGACGCCATCCTCGAGGATTCGTCCGAGGCGCCGGATCTCATCCTGATGAGCCCGCTGATGCGTCAGGAGTACACCGCTCTGCTCGTCGGTACCAATGCGGCCAACCTCTACGTTCAGACCGATTCGGCGAAGAGCGGCGACGGTGGCTTCACTGGCCTGGCCTACGGTGGCATCCCGATGCGCACCTCCAAGGACTGCTTCAAGGGCTCCTTCTTCTTCCTCGCCCCGAAGCACTGGAAGCTCACCGAGCTCGAGGCTCCTGGTTTCGCTGACCTGGACGGCGCCATCCTCTCGCGCGTCCCCAACCAGGACAAGTTCGAGGGATTTTACCGGCTCTACTACAACACGGTCTGCACCCGTCCGAACGCCAACGGCGTCCTGACTGGCATCGCGTTCTAATAGAAGGCTGAGCTAAGTTGAGGGGGTCAGGGCTTCGGCTCTGGCCCCTTCTTTTTTTCTGTCCAGTAATAGATAGAATACAGGAGTATCGATGGCAAATCTCGATAGCTATCTCGCTGCTCGAAAAGCGGGCGCGGCAGCCTTGAAAGAAAAGATGGACCGCGCTTCAGACGCAGGCGTGGCAAAACGCGGTGGAATGAAGAAGGCAGTGGGCACTGGTCTCGGTGCTGCGGCCGGTGCAGTCGGAGCCTACATGACAGGCAATCCCGCCCTCATCTCAATGGGTGCCCAGCTCGGTGGAGAACTGTCTGGTGTCGCGATGACCGAGGCTGAAAAGGAAGCGATGGCACGAACGGGCTCCGGTGACGAGGCTGCCAAAGCTCTCGGTAACCTGGCATCGATGGGGTCGAAGGTTGGAGGCATGGCCAATATGATGGGTCAGTATGACTTCTCCAAAATGTCTGACAAGGACATTGCGGCTGCATTGCAGAAAAACCCTGGCCTCTTCAACACTGATAAGTTTCAGGCATATCTGCAAACACGCGACGTACCGTTGCCCGCCTTTCCATCCTAAGGATATCAAATGGCACTCGAACTGAAAGACATCATCGCAAAGATGGCTGATGCCAAAACGGCTAAGACTGTCGAAGAGAGGAGCTGGGACCTCAACCAGCGATATCTTCAAGGCCAACAGAACCTGACATACGACAGGAACCTGCAGACCTACATCAACTCTCGGGAGATTACCAATGTTCCGACGATCAACCAACTTCTGCCTCTGTATCGCACTGTCCTTAGTAAGCTTAGCGCTGCGTATCCTGGTGTCGTGGTTCTGCCGGCTTCACCGTCTAAAGAGGACATTATCAAGGCCCAAGCATCTGAGGCCGCGCTCAGGTACTACTGGAAAGCGGAGGACATCTCGGCGAAAGTCAATCGGGTCATCGAATACCTGCTCCTCTTCGGCAATGCCGGATGGCTGACATACTACGATCCTGACAGAGACAACGTCTGCACCAAGGCCATCAGCCCGTTCGACATCTTCTACGAGGCCGGTGTGGCCAACCTGGATGATGCACGTTGGGTGGCCGTTCGCCAGTTCTACGACAAGGAAGATCTCATCGAGGCCTACCCGGAGCACACTGAGGCCATTGAAAAATACACCGCCTCCGGTGATTCGAACTACACACAACAGCAAAACAGCTACCTGTATTCGATGAACTATGTGCCGCCGGGCAAAGTCGATTGCTACGAAGTCTATCTGAAAAACGGCAAATACGGCATTATGTTGGGCAACCAAAGCTACCTGTTCGAGGGTGAGCTGCCCGGCATCTTCCCATTTCAGCACATGAAATACACCGACATTCCCAACCGCCTGTGGGGCCTGTCGATGGTCACGCCTCTGATTGAGCTGCAGTCCTACTACAACAGAGCCCGCGGCCAAATCCTGATGAATGTGGAGCTGATGGCCAATCCCAAGTGGCTCATTCCCAAGTCTGCAGGTGTGGCACCCAATGCCATTACCAAGCGTGCCGGTGAGAAAATCTTCTACAATCCTGCCGGTGGCACACCCCAACAGGTTCCGGCAGCTCCCATTCCGGGCTATGTCATCGACAACATTCGCCAGCTACAGGCTGAGATGATGGATGTGGCCGGCATTCACTCCACCACACTGGGCAAACGAGCCACTGGCATCATCAGCGGCAAGGCCATCGAGACGCTGAGCGCTCAAGACGTTTCGGCCCTACAGACCACCCAGGATTCGGTGGAGAAAGCCTGCCAATACATGGCACAGACAGTGCTAATGATGATGAAGACATTTTACACGGAACCCAAGCTCTACAGGATGCTGGACAACGTGGGTCGTGTCATTTTCCACCAGGTCGATAGCACTCAGATTGTGGAGGACCCGGAAATCTTCATCGAGGCCGGTTCGCTCTTCCAGGACAAGGCTGCTGACCGCGAGGCTCGTGTCATCTCCCTCTTCCAGGCCGGCCTGATTGACAAGGACGTGGCAATGAAGGAGCTTCAGTTCCGCACTGGCAACGCCTACATTGTGGAGCAACTGGAAGGCATGGCCCATGCAAATGACATGCTGGAAGCTGTTGTGAATGGCGGTCTCATCGAAATCTTCGCCACTGACGATGTGGAAGCCTTCCAGCAGGTGTTCGGCGAATACATGAAGGGCCGCGACTTCTACGAGCTGGACCCAGAGCGTCAGGACTACATCAGAGACATTCTCATCGCCGTCTCAACACCCAACGATGAGACAGGCGACGAAGTGGCACGCAACATGGCGGACAGAATGAAGGTGTTCCCACGCTCAAACATCTCCACCCCTGAAGAGGCTCGCAATCTGACGCTGCTGCAAAACTCACCCTTCGCGATGGAGCAGCAGACAGGCGCTGCAGTCGATAGGTTGGGTGAGCAGGGAGTGGCCGACGCAATCCAGGCGCAGGAAGCCAGAAATGTTGATGTGGCTTCGAACGAGGCACTGTCATTCAATAGAGGAGCTGTGCGATAATGGCAATGAAATACTGCGAAAACGTGGCCGACTACTTCAGGCTCATCATCGATGAGAACGATGCCACATTCATCGACGACGCTACGGTCTCCAAGTTCCTGGAGATAGGCTACGACGAGTTTGTGCAGGCTGTCTCGGATATCGACCCAAACTTCTACATCGCTACCCAGACTTATGCTCTGGCCGGTGTGACTGAGCTCGATCTGGCGACAGCAGTGCCTGCCATTATGGGACCCACGGTGGCCGCTCCGGCTCGTCAGGTGTCACAAATCCTGCGCATTGTGCAGCTGGACACTTCAGGTGTGCCGACAAACATCTACACACCGGTGTATTCCTACGAGCAGCTCATCACGCCAGGCATCCTCTACCCAGCCCGCTTCATGCTACAGGGCACCCTGCTGAAGTTCAGTGGCCAAATCAATGCCACCATTCGCATCGAATACATTCCGCTCTCCAATGTGCGTTGGACACAAATCAATGTGGGTGACAACGAATACATTGACGAGATGCTGGCATTCCACGACCTAATCGCTCTGTTCGCGGCCAAGCACTATTTCATGATGGACACCGCAGACAACACCAGCACCCTGCGTCAAATCCAAAAGCGCCTCCAGGATGTCAATGACTTCGTGGAACGCGGCCGCCTCAGGAATGCCAATCGATTTGTGACGGCGGAAGATCCTTATCTTGTTGATCCGTAAGGAAGGCTATGGCAGTTATTACTAAGCAATCCCAGTTCCTCAATCTCGTCGGTAAGGGCATCAATCCCAATGCTCCGAACCGCGGCTTTTCCTGGATCCAGAACCTCGAAAAGATTGAGGAGAGCTGGACGACCCGTCCTGGTTTCGGAACGATCGCTGTCATTGATAGCGATATGACAACCGGTCGAGAAGTCGTGGTGGGCAACAATACCTACCCTATCGGCTTCCAGCGCCATCTCGGTTCCTACATCATTGGTGATGCCGGCTTCGGTCACAAGCAGGTCATCTCTGTGTTTCGCACCAATGCCTACACCACCGACCACATTCTGAGCGATGCCAGTGTCACGTTCGACGCCTACGAAAAACTGGCGCAGTATCGCACTCTCTACACTGTCGTCGTCTATGACCTGACCTCGGACGACTATGTGCAGGTGCCACTTCACTACCACACGTCTCAGGATGATGCACTCATTCCGGACAGGCACGCCACCTTTGAAGCTGTGCGCGGCGAGAAATACGAGAGCGATTTTCAAGAGTGGATCGATGCCGGTCAGAACGAGCAGGGACCCAACCGAGAGTTCAACACTGACAGGGACGAATACTTCTGGTTCGCTGAGACGAAGGACACCGCCGGCCGCGTCTATGTGGTCTTCGGTAATGCCAGGTCAGGTGCCTGGGTGTATGCCGCGTCTGATGTCAGAAACGACCAGAAAAGCTGGAGAGGCCGCCGGATGTCGGTCAATGGCCTCTACACTCAGGACTACAAGGATCCGTACGGAGAGACGAGCTGCATTCAGCCCCTCGGCATTCGTGACGGCATCTTCTCCGGAGACGGTGTAACCTACCTGACACAGGACGACTTCGGTCTGCCACAAGCGGCCTGCGTGCTGGACAGGCGAATGGTGTATGCTGTCGATAATGTCCTCTACTTCAGCGATCCTGAGGACTTGAACGCCATCGTGGATACAAACGTGCAGGGCTTCCCGGCTCGCATCACGGCGGTGGCAGAGACACTGGGCAATCTCATCGTCTGGACCGAGGACGACAAGGCCTACTACTACAACCCGGCACAGGGCGACCTCATTTCTGGTGGCACCACTCGTCTGATGAGCGACACAGTCGGCTGTCTCGGTCCCAATGCCTGGGTGAATGTGGATGGCGCCATCATTTGGGTGGCGAAGAACGGTGTCTGGAGAAACTACGGCAACACCTCGGCGCAGCGCATCTCAGATGTGATGCAGAACTTCTTCGAGGGTTCCATCTCCAACCCGCTTCTCAACTACTACACCTCCAATGGTGCCACCACCGGCGACGATCCGCAACCTCGTTCCTTCTTCGAGTGGAACTCAGATGCTTACGTGGGTGTCAACTGTGAGTATGAAGCCACCCACAATCAGGTTCTCATCACCATTCCAAACCTGCTGCTGACATTCGTCATTGAGGACGGTGGCTTCCACATCTGGAACTACGAATCTGTTGTCTCAGATGACGGTGCCCTGGAACCACAGCCCATTGTCAAGGCCGTTCGCAACATGCCGAGACCGTGGCTGCTGGCCACTGACGGCGACATCTATATGGTGACAGATGTTCGAGAGCAGGCGCTGGATGACACAACTCTGCGGGATGAGCTGGTCACCGGCTACGACAACCCCTCGGCATCCTACGCTCTGCTTCGTCTCGGTCGTGGTGGCGGTCTCGATGCTTCTATTTCCAATGACTACGAGGACAAACGCATTCTCACCGGTGAGTGGCGTAACACGGGCTTCAACGAAGACATCATCAATAACGTCCGGGATAGGGCCTGGTATTTCATCAACAAGCCCATCACCATTCCCAATCGATACAGCTTCAGCTGGGCGGGAAACAGTGTCGGAGCCTCTGACTTCTCACCGATGTGGGTGCCAATCGAACTCGTGCCCAACTACAACGATGTCGGTGTGGCACCTGCAGGCGCACAGAGCGTCACATCCTGGGTGCTCGAGTTCTCCTTCGACAACACACACTGGGAACCCTACATCAACCAAATCGCCATTAACCCCTACGAAGTGGTATTCGACCTGCCACCGGAACGTCTCGGTGCCATTGGTGCCTATTTCTTGGGCACGGCTGACAATACTGCACAACAGGGCGTTTGGTGCTTTGACAGTGGCACCGGCCTACCGTCTCCGACTGGCGACATCATCAAAATCCACATTGACGGTGCAGCGGCCACTCACGTCACAGCCCCTGAGTTCGACTTCATTCCACGCTATCGTAACCCGGTCATTCTGCTTCCGTTCAGGCGCAAGGCCGGTGTCGGTAACTTAGTCGATACTTTCTCGCTCGGTATTGAACCCCTGGTCGCCACCCACTCCACTACACGCCAACCGAACAGGCCGGTGCAGGTGGCAGTGTGGGACGACCAGACCAGAGCTATGCGGCTCTCACAGAATGCTCCTACGGTCCAGTCAGTCGATTGGGTTTATACCGCTGAGGAACAAGCTTCGGACCAACAGGGCTATATGATGGTGGCCCGCGGACTGAACACGGACATTCAGCACAGTGGCAACGCCACGCTGCAGGCTGGCGACCCGGGTGTTGGCTCCTGGCCGCTACGTCTTTTCAATGTCATCACCTCGACAAACTACAAGGCCTATGCTTCGCAGTTTCTGGACTTCCTGACTGACCCGGCCGGTCTCATCAAGGTCGGTAAAGAGATGCTGAGAAACAGAATGGGCACCTCGGCTGCTCAGAGCAAAGCTACCTTCAACACCACGGCTACCTGGGGAGACTTCAGCAACACTGCCGCGGGCAACTTCCTCATCGGCGATGCACAATATGACAATGTCAAGACATCGGTCGGCGTCAAGGGCGACAGGATCGTGGTGCAATCATTCGGTCACGTCCTCTCACCGGCTGAACGCGTTCGCATCGGTGCTATGTCAGTCCTTGTGCGAATGATTCCCGGAATGAGACGGAGAGGTCGCTAATGCCGCGTATTGTCAGAGAGCTGCCTCCGCTTGAGGATTCGAAGGAGCAGCAGCAACAGGAAGTCAGACAGATTGAAAAGGACATCATTGTCGCCCTCAATCTCAAGACAACAAAAGATGTGCCGAAGGCTACTGACGCATTTCTCAACTTGGCACCCCAGTCGTTTCAGTTGGGCTTTGTCTCGGCAGCATCAGCCCGGGTCTCATCTGCAGGGGCCACCACTTCTGTGGCAGCAACTCTGGGTGCAGCGGAAGGTATCATCACCAACATCGATTTTGATGAGACAGTGACGATGACAAGCACCGCCAGGATCTCATTCATCGGCTGCAGATTTCTGAAGGAAGTGGGAATGGCCAACGGTGCTCGAGCCTCGTTTGTGGGATGTTCGTTCGAAAGCGCGGGCTATGTAAATAATGCAGGCCCGGCTGCCAACGCCGGCATTGTCGGCTGCATCAAGTCTAGTCCAACCGCTCACGTCAATGTGACAACAATCTTTGAGGTCTAAATGAGCACACGCAAAATCTCTGACATTCAGTTTGAGGACAAGACAGTCATCAGTGGTGACAACATCGACACATTCCTGGAAGATGCCACCACTCGTTTCAATCTGCTCCCACCCACAGACGACAAGTCTTCGTGGCTACAACAGCAGATGGTCTTCGGTTACACTGAGCGGCGTTGTGATTGGAAAGTCGACGAAGAAGGCAGCCTGAGCCTGCGTGAGCCACCGTTTATGGATGCGGTGCAGAACGGTATCAACAATCCGGACTATGCCATCAGAATGAAGGGCACCAACCACCAGGGCTCAGGTGTCAATGTGCAGACCGGCAATGTTGTCGGTAACCCATTCTGCAACAATGGCTTCATCTGGCAGGTTTCATTCTGGGCCGACCGTCCTATGGTTCTGACTGACTTCGATATGTTTCTACAGACTGACGATGACTACATTGAAGAGACCAACACACCCTATTCGGACTACTGGCAGTGGAATGCTGCCGGTCCCGTTTCCACTATTGGTGCTGAGGACTATGTTCAGGATGTCGTCTGCCAACTGACTGTGGATGCGCCATTCAATGCCTCAGATGTGGATGGCACCAATGTCGAACTCCACAAATCAAACTTCAGCTGTGACGCACAGTTCTCTGCATTCAACAAGGCCTGGTCGTCTGATATGGTTCCATCGATGGATGCTCGAAAAGCCTGGGGTGTCTGCATCACAGCACGTGACATCAACTGTCCCATTCCGGCAAAGTCAAGGGTGAGAATGAACCTCTTCATCCCGAACTGGACCGTTGACCAAACTGCACCCAATGACAACCGCTGGTCAATGGAAGACGGGTCAGGCTTCCGCTGTGCCTGGCGTTTGCAACAGTATAACGGCACACTGACATACCTCGAGAGGAAAATCTAATGGCAAAAATCTCCAGACGTGACCTGGCTCGCGGCACAAAGCTCACCGCTCAACATTGGTCCGATGCCACTCAGGGCATTGCCTCTGCACTGAACGGTGTCACGATTGAGCCTGAAAACCTCGAGCTCAACAATGGCTCCTTCTCGCTGACATTCAACTGGCCACGACTGCCGGCCTATGCTTTTCAGTTTCAACCGACCTATCCAGGCGCTGACCCGAACCAGTTGGTGGTGCCATTCGTGTTGCCGCCGACGCAGGATTTGTGGAATGAGGGTAAAATCGGAGATGAAACACCGATGCCGGTGCTACGCAGCATCTCAGTCTCTCTCGATACAGGAATGGGACCGAACGGTGTGACTGATACCTGGGACACCGACGGTGGCTTGAATGATTCAGTCTATCTGAATGCCAGCGCTGACATCTACGATATTGACCTCACCATTCGTACCAAAGACCAGGCCTATGTCTATGGTCTCACCTCTGACCCAATCTACCACTCCGCTAAAAAGTTCATCTTCGAACAGTCTATCTCAGGTCTCCTTTTCGCAGGTGATGTCCAGCAGTTCAATCCTGTCTTCATTGACGGCATTGACGAGGTCATCGATCCGTTCAAGACCTACCTGATGGGCATCAACTTCCCCAAAATCTGGGCTGGCAAACTTGTGGATGAAGTCCAGAAGCGCTTCTCTGTGAGCTCCCTGACTATCAAGCTCAACTTCGAAGGTCCCATCCTACGCCGTGACGCATACGATCCGGAAGAGAATCCCATTCAGAACGTGCCTGTTTTCGCCGATGGCGGCCAGGCTGGTATGAGCGTCAGCATCGACACCCCCACTGCGGATTCTCTCATCACCGCCAGGACAGGTGTGGCCGGCAACGGTCGCCTGCAGCAAAATGCTGAGATGCTGGATGCGGTGGTGCTGGGGGGTCTGCCGGCTGGACGAGACCCACGCGGTGTCACTGGTCCCGAAGAACCCATCTCTCACGACACCGGCTACACAGTCATTGCCGTGCCAATGTTCGGTGGCTGGAACGACATCAGGTCCGAGGACATCAACCGAGTGGGTCTGCCATACGGTGACCAAAACAACCCGGCACCCAATGTCTGGAACGGCTCGCTGCAGGACAGGCGCCTCATTCCCATCTCACAATCATTTGTGGTGCATCAGGTCATCGCCGTTCATAACTACGCATCACCAAAAATCATATTTCCGTCCTACTATCCGAGCTACAACGGCCTGGCACGTCCGTATGTGCTTCCTGCAGGTCCCAATATCTGGCAGTGGGGCACTCTTCCGACATCTCCCACATTCACCTCAGAAATCGGTGTGGGCATCTGCACCGGTCTGCGGGCTGACGCAAAGCAATACGAGCAGGTGGCATTCGTCTCCTACACACCGGACACAAAGGCTCTCTACGAGTTTGATAGGTGCAAACCCGGTGTGGAAGCGCCGTTCTTCGGCGGCGATCAGACATTGACAAACAACTACGAGCTCGCGCTGATGCAGGTGCCACTCGTTTCGAATGTGCTGGGAGGACGAGGCACCCGCGGCTACGCTGACCAGGGCTTCCCATACTATGTCGGTAAGTCGGGTCTGGCCACCAGAGCCAGGCGCTCGGTCGGTGTGGTTGGCGCACCAGGCACCACTCGCACTCCCAATACGGCAGGCGGCGAACTGTTCCTGGAAGTCAGGTGGAAAATGTCCGATGTCAACGGTCTCAACTCGGGCGCAACAGGTGACCCGAACCCGGCCGGCACCACCTATGTGGGCATGGGCGGACACTGGATTTACATCATCGGCAAAATGGAAGTGGCAACAACTTCGGCCGCTGTCAAGTAAGATAGAGAAGAGGTATTTCTATGGCTACACGAGTGCAGGGAAAAAAGGTTAACGTCGGTGGCGTTGAGTATGTCGTCCCAATGGGATTTGACACATCCATTTACGAGCAGGAAGCTGCCATCGAGAAGCAGATTAGGGAAGGTCTTCTGGGTGAGGAGCAGGCGGCTGCGGGTGCCATTGCTGACATTCAGAAACAAGAAGCCGCCTCCATCGAGAGCCTTCGTCGTGGTGCTGCCCAAGCTCTGGCCACACAGCGCGGCCTGGTGGAAGGCGGACGAGGTCTGGCTCTGGCTCGTGGCACCGCAGGTGAGGCTGCCACCAAAGAGAAGCTTTTCAGGTCGCAGTTCGCGGAACAGCTGTCAGGTGCCAAGCAACAGGCTGCGCAGGCAAAAACGCAACGACTTCTGGAGGAAGGAAAGCTTCTCCAGGCCGAGAAGGAGCGTGCAGCCGGCGCCGCCGAGGCTTACGCCGCTGTCAAGGGCGTAGAGGTCAAGTACCGCGGAAAGGTCTGGACATCTGAGGACGACTATCGTCAAATGTATCGTGAGCTCATCGCCCTGGCAAATGCTGAGACCAACCCGGCAAAGGCGCAAGTTTATATCAATGCTGCGGCCCGGGCCAATGCCAACAAGATGCCCTCCGAAATCTCAATCTAAGGAAACAACCAATGGCAAGAGTTATCTCATCGACATCCGAATACCTTGACCGTCGCAATCCGGCCAGGGTGGATGCAATCACTGAGCGCCTGTTGAAGTCGAAGGCGAGAGCCTCTGCGGCTGAGCAGTTCAATACGGTTCTCGGAACGGCTGAGCGCATCATCTCGTCTCCGGCCATTGTGGGCGCAGTCTCAGCCATTCGTGAGGGACTGACGCCGTCGCCCGAGGACTTGAAGGCTCAGGCTGCACAAGCTCGTCTGACACAACAGACACAGTCGGCTGCCCTTCAGGAAGACCGTGTCGTTCAGAATGTGTTGAAGCAGTACGGCAGTCCGATGAATGTCCCGGGCTTTGTCCTGGACACTCTCACTCCCAGGCAGCGGGAACGCCTCAACGAAATGGGACTGTCTCAGTTTGAGACACAGGCCAAAGCCCAACCGGCTCCTGCTATGCCATCCCTCAAACCCGCCGCACCCATTTCGGAAGCCGAGCGTAAGGTACCGACTGTGGCCGAGCAGCAGGGTCTGGCCCAGATTGAGGCCGGAATGGCCCGTGAGGCTGCCGGACAGGCACGTGAGGAGAGGGCTCGTGCCGGTGAGGCATTCGCTCGTGGCGAGCTTGAAATGGCCCGCGGCAGAGAGGCCGAGATAGAGGCAGCAGGAACTGAGGCCAAGCGCCTGATGAGTGTGGCTGAGGGTCACCGCCAGCTCAGGGACATCGCTCTGCAGGAAGGCAATCAAGAAGAGGCCAACCGCCAGGGTGCAATGTTCCTGGAACTGCAACAGCAGGCTAAGAAAATGGTGGAAGGTGCTGGTCTCGACTGGGAAATGACGACAGCCCAACAGCGGCTGGAAAGCGCTCGTGCCGGTGCCAAGATGGAGCCATCGCCCCAGTTCTCTGCCGAGGTGGCGAACGTCGGTAATGCCATCATCGACAGGGGCCAGGAAGCCGTCGATAACGCCAAGATGCGCATTCTGCAGAAGCCCAATCCCACCCCTGCTGAGCAACAGTTGCTGGCATTCCTGGAGGAAATGGCTCCGGGTGCCGTCGGTTCGGTCAGTCGGGTCACACCTACAGCACCCGCAGCACCCGCCCCAGAGGTCGCTCGAGCTCCGGAAACACAGGCCCCCGAGGCAACTATGGCCGCTGAGACTTCCGAAGCACCAGAGAGGACCTCCGAAACGCAGCGTGGTCCCGCTGAACTGGTGGCGGAACGGATTGCAGCGCTGGAAGCCAAACCGGGACGCACTGACTACGAGAACTACGAGCTTCAGTTGCTGCGCGCCCAACGCGTCGGTCCCACCGAGGCACCGGTGACAGTGTCTCAGGCAGAAACACTGGGTCTGCTTGGTCGTGAAACGATGCCGGCTGAAACTGAGGCCCAACCCGAGATGACAGGCTTCGACCTCAGCACTCCGGCCGGTATCTACGCTGCTGCCCGGATGGCTGACACGAGAGAGAAGCAGGCGCTGGTGCTGGCTGCCGCTCAACAGGTGTTGCGTCCGGAGCGTCGTGCCACCAACCTGTTCGAGGCCCTGGGCTTCGGCGGTCCCACACAAGCATCCACCCAACAGATGGCGCTGGTCTCGAACCTGTTCCCGAAGATTGTGACACAGACTGAGAAGGACCTGGCCCAAGCCCAACTGTCCATTGCCAGGGCTGAGCAACTTCGTCAGCAGGCGAAACTCACCGGCGAGAGGGCCGAGACTGAGAGGGTGATGCGTGGTGCGAAGACCGAGGCCGAACTGGCCAAAGCCTTCAAGTCCCGAGCCTCCGCCTTCGCAGAACTCGACAGAGCAAAAGCTGCCCTGATGCGAGCCAGAAAGGCCGGTCGCGGTGTCGGTGCCGCCCTCAAAAAGGTCAGGCAAAACCAGAAAGACAGCATCACATTCAACTACCAAGTGGAGACCCAGGCTCGGACACGCCACCGGGAACTCGAAAGCGAAGAGAGAGAGCTCGCCCGCGTCAAAAGCCCGGGAGCGGAACCCACACTTCCCACCGTTCAGTCGTCTCAGAGAATGCGCGCCTATGCCCAAGAAAAGGCCAAGTGGGACAAGGCGAATGCCGACTACCAGAGAGCTCAGGCACGCCTGGCCTCAATCCCCGGTGAGAAAACCGAACAGCTCAATATCATTGCTGAGTGTCAGGCCAACAAGGCTCGTCTGCTGGAGGATCGTGCGGCTGGTGTCGAGGACATCAAGCGCACCTTGAGGAAAAGGCGCGGCGGAACTGCACCTGCAGCTCCGGCTCCTGCTGCCAAACCTGCTGCACCTGCTGTACCTACAAAGCCGGCCGGTAAATCACTAGACGAACTTCTTCCGGAGTAAGAATGCCAACCCTCAGACAAAAACTGCAGGAAGCCAGAGATGCAGGTTTCAGCGATGCCGACATTGCTGCCAGGTTCAGCAAAATCGGCTTCAAGCGTGATGACATCGATCTCGACTACAACGATGCTCTGGCCAAAGCACGTACCCGAAAAACGGGCGAGACAGTCGCAGGTGCCCTACCCTTCCTCTCACCGGAGGCACTGAAACCGGTGGAGACGGTGGAAGGTGTGCCCGTGCCTATGATGCCCACACCTCGTGATGTGGCCGAAACTCCTGAAGAGAGACAGATCGCCGCAGAGATGGATGCGGTACCAATGCCTGAAGAGGCCGGCCCGGCACCCTCAGTTCCGACAGCAGCACAAACCCAGGCTGTGCCCGACACCCGCTTCGTCAGAAAGGGTGGTCTTCTCAGGGCTCCTGTTGAAACAGCTGAGTTTGTCGGTGGTGCCGTCAAAGGACTAGGCGAGAAGGTGGCTGAGAGCTTGCTGCCCTACGTGCCCGGTGTGCCCGGCGCTGCTCGCTTGGCCGCCATTCGGAAGGGTGAGGAAGAGACGCTGCGCACAATGGAGGCCACCCGAGAGGAGCTGGCCAAGACGAGAGCGCAGCGAAAGGAGGACGGCTTCGTCAGCGGACTGGCTCAGGATGTGGCAGTCGTTGTCGGTGGTCTGGCTAATCTTGTCGGCACGGTTCTCATTGGCACCCAGGTGGAAGAGGCGGATCCCAAAAAGCCTGTCGATCTGGTCAAGGCCGGTGAGGCTCTGGGTCGTGCCCTACCTGCAGCCGTGGCCACTCAGGCCATCGAAGCGGTGCGCAATCCCATCGAGACAGCTCAGACAGCTCCCTTCACCACAGCTCTGACACTGGTACCGCTGGCTATGACGGCTGCCAATGCGACCCGAGGCACAGCGGCCGCAGCTCGAGCGGCTGAGGTGCTGGAACGGGTCAAGGCCACCAAAATCCCATTCAGCGGTCCCAAATGGGAAAAGTTCAAGCGGCTGACACAAGATACATACCGCGGCACCATCGATGCATTGGAGACCGGCTCTCCTGAGGCCAATGTCCTGCTCGACGAACTCATCACCACTGGCAAACGAATCGAGGCCGAGTTCGGTGATGAGACATCCTCAGTCCCGCGCGCCACAACATCGACCGCACCTCCGTCTCCAGCTGTCGCGACTGAGCGTTTTGGGTTCAGGCAACCGGCTACCGATAAGAAGAAGGTTCCGCTAACTCGACCCGAAGAACCGGTTCCGTTTGTCCTGACTGCGGAACAAGCGGCAGAGGCAGAGGCCATCGGTCAGAAGGTATTCAATGAAGTGCAAGCACTGACAAATGCACCAGGAAATCGAGGAAAACTTGAGGACCTGAACGCTGCTGAAATGTTGGCATTGGTAAAAAACACAGTCAATAAAAAGATTGCAGACGCAACAGAGGCAGCAGGTGGCGCATTAGACGCCAAAGTGCAGGAAAGACTGTACAAACAATCGGTGCAGGATATCAGACGACAGCTGCAGTCAGGTCGTCAAGGCCAACTGTTAGACGAAGAGTTTTCCAACTTCATCAAACCCAAGAGCGAGCCCGTCGCCAAACAAGGCATCACTAAAGGCGAAGGTGGTGGTATGACGGAAACAGCGGAGGCATTGGTCGAGGCCGCTGCCGAAGGAAAGCCACTACCCAACTTCATTCGGGCATCTCAACCAACAGGTGCCACCTCCAAAGAAGAACTCATCGCGCAGATAAATAGCCTGAGAACGCCTGACAATGCCGCCGCTGTGGAAAAGGCCATTGCTCACGTCAATCGTTTGGACCCCATCATCGACTACGGCAGAACGAGCATCAGTGGTCTTGTCAATCCCGCCATCAAGGGATGGCTCGAAGGGTCCAAGACTTTTGTCAAGCAAAGCCAGTGGAGTGCTCTTCTTGAGCCTGCGAAAACTCTGCTTTCAGACATTCCCAAGAAGGTGGCACTGCCCATCAATCCCAAGGCAATGGTCAATAACGTCATCGGCAACGAGGTGGCGACATCGGTGGCCTACGGTGAGCTGCCCTTCGCCAATGTGCTGCGCTACGCCCTCACCCGCGGCAAAGACAAGGCCAAACTGCTGTCGCCCGAACAACAGCAATACCTGGCCTCAGCTCGCCGCGCTGGCCTGTTCGAAGCCAATGTCATCAAGGCAGATGTTGAAGCAGCCTCAGCGCTGGAAAATGTCGTGGCAGGCACAGTCGGAAAGCCTTTTGACTTTCTTGCCGAAAAAGGTGGCGAGCTTATGCAAATGGGCGACAACATCTATCGTGTCAGCGGTGGCTTCAAAGAATGGAAGAAAGCCAAGGACATCGCGAACTCGCTGACAGACGGACAGTTCATGCAGGTGCCCGTGTCTCCCAATGTGAGCGTCAGAATCACACGGAAAGGCACCGGCCTACTAATGCAAAAGGTCAGTCTGGGCAAAAAGGTGGGCATTCCCAAGCCCATCTCCACCCCGGCACTCAACGACCTGCTGGCTCGCTACGCCAAAAACCAAATGGATGCCTACTACTTCGACTACAGTCGGGTGCCGGCATTCATCACCGAGTTGAGAAAGGCACCGGCCATCGGCGCTGGTTCTCCCTTTTACACCTGGGGCTTCAAGGCTCTGGACATTCCGTTCGTCAAACAGGGTCTGATGTCGGCGGTGCTGAAGAGCCCGACCAATATCGTCACCAACAGCGCCTCGGCCAACGCCAAACTCATAACAGACGCTGCCCTGCTCGGCATCAAGAGGGCTGGACTGATTGCCGCCACCAGGGACGAGGCGGTCTCGAACCCCGAAATGGCCCGAATGATGTCCTACGACCCGAAGAACCCGGCCACCCTGGCCTTCAAATCGCTCGGCAACCCGGCCCAGGTGGGTGTGGCCCGCTACTCCTCAGCCAACTTCCTGGAACCCACCCTCAGCCTGCTCGACCTGGCCTCCAACTTCACCGATGGCTTCACCGAAAGCGACATCGAGAAGTTCAAGGCCGCCGATCCACAGGGCGCCGAGTTCGCGCTGCTAATGAAACGCCTGCAACGGGAAGCCACAACCAAACGTGACTTCGCTCCAACTATTCTCAAACTCGTTGGCCTCGGTGGTGGTATTATGCTCGATGTCTTCACCCGAGCACTCGACGCTGACGAACAGGGAAAGCGGTTCGACCCAATGGACTTCGTCAAGGCGTACGTGCCTGGCCCGGCCCGAGCTTTCGTTTTTGGTGAGGGAGCCAACGAGAGGTTCCGTCAAGTGGAGCCGGGTATGAAGGCTGCCGAGAGTGCTCTCGACTGGCACATCAGAAATGTCATCGGTCTCGGCTACCAGACGATAAACACCCAGGACCAGTACCAACGCTTCAAGCGCGGTGTGCAGCGAGAGATGGAGACGGTCATCGGCAAGTGGAAGGCCAAGCGAAAAGCCCAACTGGCCGAAAGGATGGGCGACAACGAGGCACTGGCAAAGGCCGAGGACGAAGCTGAGAAGCTGAAGGACATCGTCACCCTCAGCATCGAGGATATGGATGCATATTGGGAGAACAAGTTCGGCATCGAGACACAGGCGAGGAAGTAATGACATTTGAACAAATCGTGGCCATAGTCACAGGTCTAAGCATCATCGGTGGATTTGGGTGGAAGTTGAGCGGTCTGCTTGGTGAAATCAAGGGCCAACTCAGCACCTTCATTGCCACTTCCACTATCAAGTTCGATGCACTCGAGAAACGCATCGATGGTCTCGAAACTCGGCTAACCAAACTTGAGGATAGTCAGGTGGAAATCAGACTTGACAAACTGAAGGGACACTAATGCAACTGACACCACACTTCCAACTGAAAGAGTTCGCCTGCAAATGTGGGTGCGGCACTGAGAAGGACTTCGTCGAAGCGCTGACACTCACGGCCCAACTACTGGAAGGCATTCGCGCCCATTTCGACGGTGCCCCCATCACCATCATCAGCGGGGTTCGCTGTCTCAAACATAACAGGGCCTGCGGTGGCGCCAAAAAGTCTCAACACCTGCTCGGCTATGCGGCCGACATCAGGGTGAAGGGTCTGACACCACAAGAGGTGCAGAAGGCACTGTCAAACACAAAACTGCGAGTGGAACTGGGCATCAAAGGCCTGGGTTCATACGCCTCATTCACCCATGTCGATAGGCGAGTGGGTCGTTCGGCCACCTGGTAAAGGAGATTCAAATGCCAGAAGATAAGAAAACTCCACAAGAAGTCATTCAACTTCAAAAGTTGTATCGTCTCAATCCGGACAGGGCGTTTAGTCAATACCAGGGATTGTCAGATACTGATAAGTCGCGCATCAAACTTGCAATGCCGGTAGAGTTTGAAAAAGAGTTTTTTGCTGAAATGAATCGACCCACCATGGAACAAGGGTATGTCAATCCTCCAGGTGAAGGTCGTGAAAGAGAAAAGCAAATGATGAGATTTGCTGAGGGGAAAGCAACCCCCATGGATTGGTGGAATCTGGGTGAAGGTTTGCTAACGGCCGTCGGCGGTGCTGCAGCACAACGCACCCGTCAAAAACAAATCAAATCAATGCCTGATAATATGGGTGATCCGGGTCAAAAATCGTCAAAAT